GGGGCCTCCCGTGCTAGTACAGCAATGTATTAGTGCATGCTTTGCCAGCATAAGGGGAGTCGTGGAGAATGACTCCATACTTCTCTGCCGTAAGGATCCAACATGACAGTTACCGATAAGTCGCGTACAATTAACTTTGGGCATGCAACAGGTAGCCTTTGGCCGCCTGGTGTAAACTCAGTGCCGATTGTCACGACTTATAAGCGCTCAGGATATCAACATACTATCTCTGAGGGGCATCAGGTGTCGCTTTTAGGACACACTGATCGGGATATAGGTGGCTCTTTCAATACCGTTAAGGACGAGTACGTCGGCGGAGGACAAGAAATGTTCCTCAATCGACCTACCGTACCTGCTGGATATCGCTACCGCGGTGTTCAAGCGGTTAAATCGAGCTTCAACGGGGGTGATTTCCCAGTAGCCATTTCGTCTAGCGAAGAAGAGCTAGATGCGATGGGTACGACGGCGATCGCTCGCGTTGAACCTACAGATCCGATATTTCCTAGTACAACCTTCTTGGGTGAGATCTTCTTTTCAGGAGGTCTTCCCCGCATAGGAGGAGCGGACGTTCTCAAACGCAATATTAAGCGCTACCGTAGTTTAGGTGGCGAATACCTTAATGTTGAATTTGGTTGGAAACCTTTTGTTTCCGACATGAAAAAGTACCGCGACGCCGCAACAAACTCAGCAAATGTACTGAGGGAGTACGAGCGTCAAAGCGGTGCTAACGTCCGTAGGAGATATGCTTTTCCTGTCACCACAGAGAGTGTGACGGTAGATATGGGAACGGCTTATCCAAGCCCTACCCTACCTACTGCACTTTATCTCAGTGGCCATGGCGCAGGTCCGCTGCATTACACTGACACGTCTTATATTAGACAGTGGTTCAGTGGTTGCTTTACGTACTATCTTAACCTGGGTAATACCGGGTTTGACAAGATGGAACGTGCGCACCAAGAAGCCCAAAAGCTCTATGGGGTTGATATAACCCCAGAGGTCCTTTGGGACGTCACGCCTTGGACATGGATGGCCGACTGGTTTGGCAATACAGGCGATGTGTTACATAACATCGGTGCAATGCTAAACGAAGGTCTGGTTATTAAGTGGGGGTACATGATGGAGGAATCCATCGTGTCCCGTACGTGGACCTTATCCGACTTTTATTATCTGTCGGAACCGTATCCACATACGTTTACGCAGACTTTCCGTAATGTACGGAAGACTCGTAGACCTGCTACACCTTTCGGTTTTGGCTACGACATGGATACATTAACTCCAAGTCGGGTAGCCATACTCGCTGCGCTCGGTATTTCAAGAGCGTAGGAGCGCCCGTTATGTATGGGTAGCTCAAACCACGACGGGCACTGTCTAGTGCCCGCCTAACCAGCAGCTTACGCTGCTTCCAAATGTTGGAGTTTTGCCATGGCTTTTTCTGATCCTATCACTCTTACAATCAATGCGGGTAGCGTTGTCTTTCCGCGGGTTGGCTCCGAGAACCTTAAGGGTTTTTGGGGCACCGCGGACGGACTCCGCCAGCTTTCGATTGCGCACTCTTTGAAGAGGCGCAACCGGACGCTTATCCGTCTTGACTCTGCG